AACAGAAGATTCTCAATATATGTTTTGGAGTAAAGACAGCGAAGATATGGAAGGCAAACACTTTATGATAAGCAGTAGAGGTAAGATTACTTCTATTGTAGAAGGGGATAGAAACCCTTATGGAGACATCCTACCATTTAACATAGCACATAGACACCCATTCACAAGAGATTTCTTTAGAGAAGGGGCATCAGACTTAGTAGATGGTATGAGAAGTATCAATATCATGCTAACTGAACTTGCTTTACATGGTAGATTCCAATTAGGACAACCAGTCTTTACAGGATTAGATACTGAACAACGAATCCAAATGGGACAAGATAAAGCATTAGTATTGCCAGAAGGTGCGAACTTTAATTATGCAACACCAAATGCAAATGTTCAAGCGATGATTGAATCAACCAAGTATATGGTAGATAGTATTGCACAATCCAACAATGTACGAATCAACTGGACCGACAAGTCCAGTGAATCAGGACTATCTAAAAAGATGGGACAAATAGACTTAATGGATGCTCTAAGAAGTGATGTAGAACAAATATATAGACCATTTGAGAAAGAACAATTTAGAATTGCACAACGAATCTGTGAAGTATCAGGTGGTATTAATCTTGGGGACCAATTCAGTATAGACTTTGCTGAAAGAGAAGTGCCTATGAGTACCGATGAAGAAATCAAATACTATTCTTGGGCATTCCAGAACGACTTAGAAACAAGACAATCTTATCTAAGAAAGAAGAATCCTGACTTCAAGGAAGCAGAAATACAACAGATTGTGGAACAGATAGATGCTGAACAACCACAAGAAGCAGACGAAACACAATCTATCATTGATAGAATAGGTGAACAAGTTGGCTAATTTAGATTTCTATAATAAAGAAATAGAAAATATCCAACAACAGTTAATTGACAAATTGGATAATCTTGTAGTAGGGTTAGGTAAAGTAACCGATACTGAACTAATGCAGATTGCAAAGCAGATAGACTTCTTTGATGAAATGGAGAAGTTGGGTTATGGCAAACTAATGAACAAGGTAGGAAAAACTTATGACGATGAGATAGCAAGAGTGTTTGCAGAATTGTCAAAACCTGAACTAAGAAAAGTATCTGCAGCAAGTATTAATGCTTTAAGAGAACTAAAGAACTTTGAAATGACTTATTTGACAAATGGAGTGAGACAATATTCAGACCAACTAAAGACTGCGATGCTAAGAGGAATTATAACTGGTGAAAGTAATATTCAGATAATGAATAACATCAATACAACCTTTGGTGTAGGAACTTATATCAGTTCAAGTGAAACTTCCTTTTTGATTAATGATGCTTTTTCAAGATTTAGTAATACTTCAAGAGCAAAGGCATTTGAGGAGTTTCCTGAAATAAAGTTTCAATACATTGGACCAAGAGATGGCAAGACAAGAGATGTATGCCAACGAGCATTACAAGAGCCACCACTAACAAGAGAAGAAATCAATTCTTTGGGATATATAGATTTTGGTAATAGAGGTGGATACAACTGCAGACATGATTGGGTAAGAGTATGAGATTAGACCAAGTAGTCAAACCTAATTCTAAAGTGATGACTAAGTTAGCACAAGATGCTATTGATAAAATTACTTTAGATGCAAGTAAAGGGAGGTTTCAGAATGGAAGAAGTGGGTATTCTTACAAGAATGATACTTACAAAAAGTATAAAGCAAATAGTATGCAAGGGAAGAATGGTAAACTAAAAGCATTTAGAAACCAATCAACCGACACCCAAACTGCTTTTGTCAATATGAAACTAACTGGTAGAACTCTAAGAAGTATGAGAGGTTCAGGAAAGACTGATACTGCAATCATTACTTATGATAGGGGGGAAATAGTATTAGGCAATCAGAAAAGAGGATATGATATCTATGATTTGTCTAACAAGAACAAAGAATTTATAGCCGAGAGATTCGGTAAAGAACTTTTGGATAGAAACATCAAAAAGTATGTATCCAAAACAACGATAATAAAATAGGAGGGCAGTATGTCCGAAGAAAATGCAGTAGTAGAAGAACAAGCAGTAGCAGAAGCTCCTACACAGGAATCAAGTAATGAAGTCGGTAATTTAATTGCAGAGAGCAAGAAATACAGACAAAGAAGCCAAGCAGCAGAAGCTGAGTTGAATGAACTCAAAGAAAACCTCAAACTTCAAGAAACAAAACAGCTTGAAGAAAAAGAGGAGTTTAAATCTTTGTATGAAAAGATGAAGGAAGAAAACTTACAGTTAAAACCTGTAGTAGAACAATTCCAGATTCAAGAAAAACAAAGAAGAGAACATCTGCTGTCCCAACTTTCAGATGATGAACAAGAAATCTATGTAGACCTGCCAACAATGAAGTTGGAAAAGCACATTGAAAGATTGGGAAGTAAAAAAGTGCAAATATCTGATGCTAAAGAGGTTACTTCCTCTGGCAAGTTTGCTGGTAATAGCAAATGGAATGATTTATCAGATTCTGATAGAGAAAAAGCCAGAAAGAATCCTAAACTTTGGAAACAGATAGTAGATGGCTATAGAAATTAAAACCTTAAAAGGAGAGTAATAAAATGGCTGATGGAAATGTAACAACAACAACAGCTGCTAATTTTATACCTGAGATGTGGAGAGATGCGATTCTTGACTATGCAGAAAGAAAATTCGTTCTTCGTAATCAAGTACAAGACTTCTCAAGTATGTTAGCAGAGGGTGGAGACATCCTAAATATACCTAAAGTGGCAGAAGATACTGCTGCTGCTAAGTCTGCAGGGAGTGCAGTAACTTATCAAAATAACACAGATGGTGTGATTCAACTTTCAGTTGACCAACATCACTACGAAGCTAAAAGAATCGAAGACATCGTAAGAGTCCAAGAATCTGCTGACCTATTTGGTGCTTATGCCAAATCAATGGGTTATGCTTTAGCTAAAAAAGTAGAAAACTATCTTGCAGTAGATGTATTACAAGCTGCTACAGGTAATGATACTGCTTTAAGTTCTGACAATGTATTTACAACTGCATTAATCAGAAGTGGTTTACAAAAACTGCTTGATGCAGGATTTGACTACACAGATGGCGAACACTACTTATATTGTTCACCTGCTTCTTATATGTCCTTACTATCATTAGGCGACTTTACAGATGCTAATGTTAGAGGAGATGGAGCAGCTCCAAATGCACAAGGTAAAATCATGTCAGCTTATGGCTTGAATGTTTTCCCTTCTACTGACTGGGATGATGATGGTGGTTCAGGCGATGAAACTGCAACTATCTTCAACAGACAATCTGTGTACTTTGCACAGCAAGTAGCACCAAGAGTTCAAAGTGCTTATGACATTGACCACTTGGCAACTTCAGTTGTAGCTGATGTACTATTCGGTGCAGCATTATCACATGCTGCTAACTCAACATCATTAGGTGTTGTGAATTTCACAAATCCATAATTTGGATAAGTGAAAATTGGTTAAATATGGGGCTAATTTCGGTTAGCCCTATATTACCATTAAATATTAATTTGAAGGGGATATAGATGCCATTATACGATTATAAATGCGATTGTGGAAAAGAATTTGAGGTACAACAATCCATAAATGCTGAAAAATACAAAGATTGCTCAGAAGTTGGATATTTCGAGTGCGATAAACCCAATAAACTAAAAAGACTCATAGGCAAACCTGCAATATTTTCTGATGATATCGGTAGAGGTCATAAACGAATGAAAGACAAAGATTTATATAAGGAATTAGACATTGAGTAGTAATACAAATATAGGAAATACACCTGTAAATCAGGGTTATGTTCAGCTAATTCATACTGGAGAAACTGGAGGGATTGATGGTACACTTCGTACATTGTATGATGGAGATGGGACTGCATCAGATTTACAGATTGCTTCTAACAAAGTTAAAATATCTACTGAATTATTTATTGGTTCAGATACTTTACAAGAATATATACAAGACACAGTTGGTGCTATGTTGGTTACCAATGCAAGTCATACTAATCTATCTGCTGCTTATGATGATGCAGGTGATGGAGCTATTGACTTAACAGCATCAGGAGAAGTAACTCTTACAGGTTCACAAACCTTATCAAACAAAACTTTAACTGCTCCAACCTTAACTGGTACAACACAAGGGGCAAGTATTACTTTATCAGGGGATTTAACAGTAAATGGAACAACCACTACTGTAAACCAAACAAATTTAGATGTATCAGATAATATTATAGGATTAAATCGTGGAGCAGGTTCTAATGCTAACGATTCAGGATTAATTATAGAGCGAGGTAGCACAGGCAATAATGCTGCTATTATATGGGACGAATCTGCTGATAAATTTACATTAGGTACAACCACCTCAACACCAAGTGCTACTGGGGACTTAACTATATCTACTGGAACATTAGTAGCCAATGTAGAAGGAAATGTAACTGGTAATGTAACTGGTAATGCAGATACTGCAACTAAAATAGCATCTATTACCAATAGCAATATTGTACAACTAACAGACACACAAACTCTTACAAATAAAACACTAACCAGTCCGATTATTGACAGTGTAACCATTTCAACAATCCAAACAGGAAGTGAATCTTTTGCAGATAATGATACTTCTTTAATGACTTCTGCTGCAGTACAAGATAAAATAGAAAGTTTTGGATATACTACTAATACTGGTGATATTACAGGAGTAGATTTAAGTGAAGGTTCAGGAATTGATATTGCAAGTGAAACCAATACTACAAGTGGCAGTTATTCTGCTACTATAAATTTAGACTTAACTGAAGTAGGTTTTGGTGGAGGTGCAAACAGACTGATTACTGATGATGGTGATGGTACTGTTTCTACTGAAGCCAATCTTACTTTTGATGGAAGCACTTTAGCATTAACTGGAGATTTAAATGTAGGTAGTGGAGATTTCTTTGTAGATGATAGTGAAGGACGAGTCGGTATAGGAACTGCATCACCAAGTAAAAAGTTAGAGGTAGCAGGAGATGTTAGAATTGCAAGTGGTGGAGATTTAATAATATCAGATAGTGGTGGTGGTAATGATACTTTCTTATACAATGATAGTCAAAGTTTAATTGGATTTATTAATGGTGCAGAAAGATTTAGAGTAAACTCATCAGGGCATTTATTAATTGGTGGAGCAAGTGCATCAGGACATGATTTCGGTTTAGAAGTATTAAATGACCATGCCTATGTAAAAGGTCCTGATGGTTGGAATGGTACTGGAGATAAAGCAATAGTAGCATTAGGTAGTGCAGCATCAAATGAAAGTTTTGGCTGTGGTTATGTTTATGGTACAGGATTAGTGTTATCAACTTATAAACCAAGTGGTGGTGGAGATTTTGGAAGTAGTACACAAAACAGTTTAGAAATAGCAGACACAACAGGAGTAGCAAGTTTTATAAATGATGTAGTAGCTTTTGCAAGTTCAGATAAAAGATTAAAAGAAAATGTAAAACCATTAGACAATGCACTCGATAAGATAAACAAAATTAATGGTATAGAATTTGATTGGATAGATGGCAAAGACAAACATGGCAATAGTGTTCATGGTAATAAAGGACATGATGTAGGTGTAATAGCACAAGAAATAGAAGAAGTATTACCTGAAGTAGTTACTACAAGAGATAATGGATATAAAGCAGTTAAATATGAAAAGATTGTGCCTTTACTTATACAGGCAATTAAAGAACAACAAAAACAAATAGAGGAATTGAGAAATGGCTAAAGTAATTGCAGAAAAAATAATTGAAGCACCTGTATATGAACAAGGTAAACAAGTAGAAATTAAGCACACAAGAATAATGCAAGATGCTTCAGGTAAAGATGTTAAAGTAATTGATTTTGTAGATGTAAAATCAGTAGAAGATGCTATATCACAAGCAGAATCAAGAAAAGCAGACTTACAAGCACAACTTACTGAATGTGAAGCAGAATTAGCAGAATACATAGTAATAAGAGATGCTGAATAATGATTGGTTATCTTATTAGATTAATTAACAAAATGAAGGGAAAGTAATGGCTTTACCCAAAGTACCAAGCACTAATGTTGGAATATTTAGTTCATTAAGAGTTTCTACATCGTGTAATGAAACTACTAATTTAAGTTTGGCAAGTTTATGTAATGGTCAAACTCATAATGGTATAACTAATACATTTAGTGCAGCAGGTGGAGCTGCAGTATCATTTGATAAGTTAGGTGGAACAAACAATCCATTAGATGCAACTTTTGGAGTAGCAAGACCTGATGATTTGTTAAACATAGGTGCTGAACCATTTAATTTAAGCCACACAATAGGTGGACAATACGAAGAATAACTTGGAGGTTATGAAATGAATGAAGAAAGAAAAGTAAATATAAACGATAAAGACTACAACTATGAGGAATTATCACAAGAACAAAAAATCTTAGTAGAGCACATAGAGAATTGTAGAAAAAGAAAATCATCTTTAGCTTTTGAAATGGATAGAGAAAATGTGGCTGAGGGTGCTTTTGCTAAAATGCTTACTGAATCGTTTGATAAAAAAGAAGAAGTGAAAG